ATACAAACATGAATCCGTTTGCGACATTTAAGCGCAAGACAGTAAAGCCTCGCAAAGTTGTGTGGACACAGGAACAGATTACTGCGTTTCTGGATGCAGCATACTCTGATTACAAGTATCGCAGTGTCGGGCTAATTGCACAGATGGCATACGAGTGGTGCCAGCGCATAGGTGATATGCGTACACTAAAGTTTGAGTGCGTCGATTTGAACAATTGCGTTCTGAATCTGGAACAATCCAAACGGGGTGCGACAGTTCATCTGCCCATCAGCGACACGATGGTGGCAATGTTACAGCAGCAGAAGGAAGATTTTGGCTTCCAAGAATATGTAGCACCCTATCCTCGCCCTAGGAACGCCGTGTACAGCCCTTTCACTATGCAAAGGCTATCAAGGTACGCCAGAGAGGTCATGGGCCTTGCTGGGCTTCCTGACGAGTTGCGCATTGCTGACCTTCGCCGCACAGGAACTACGGAGATGGTGGAAGCGGGTGTCGGTATTGCACAAATCATGTCGGTAACGGGACACGCTAATCCGCAGTCAGTCAAGCCCTACATGAAAAATACACTAGCAAGTGCAGAATATGCATTGACGGAACGTAATAAGCGTGGTACAAGCATTACAAGTGCCGCAAAGGAAAGTGTATATACATGAATAATATATATAACATTGTAAGTGATATGGATGTGGCTGTTGGGACGACAGTCCGCACAGAATGCCCCTCTTGTGGGCAGCGCACATTCACTGTCACTAATGAGATGGGTACATTGAAATGGAACTGCTTCCGCGCATCCTGTACTGTCAAAGGTTCTACGCAAGTGAGCATGTCTATTGATGACATCAAGACTGTGCTGCTTGGTCACGAGAGTGACGACAAGCCCGTGCCGTTCGCGCTACCTGAATATATTGTCACGCCACCGTGGGTTGTATTGGAGTGGGCAAGTGAACTCTATGGTCTTGACGCACAGGAATTAGGTCTTATGTATGATGTCAAGGACAGTCGTGTCGTGTTTCCAATACGGCATGATGGTCAGATAGTGGATGCTACAGGTCGTGCGTTGGACAAGTCTCCAATAAAATGGAAGCGGTATGGAAAAAGCAGCTTGCCATACGTTCACGGTTGTGGTAAAACTGCTGTCGTTGTTGAGGACTGTGTGAGTGCCGCAGTTGTAGGCGGTGATGACTACGTTGGGGTCGCTGTGTTGGGAACATCACTGCTCGACGAACACAAGAGGTATCTCACGCAGTTCTCAACAGCAATCATCGCACTTGACCCCGATGCGTTGATGAAATCAATTGAGTTTGCCAGAGAACTGCAATCATATGTCGATGACGTTCGCGTAGTAAAACTGACAGACGATTTGAAGTATCGAAACCCTGAAGACTTTGACAAGTTGACCAACGTAGGAGAATAATATGGAACTATCACTTATACGTTCCTTGATGAACAAGGAGTTTTACAATGACCACCGTGGTGCGCGTTGTCCTGACCGCCTGTTCAGCAAGGATGCTCGTAAAATTAAACAGTCACTTGACCGGGCTATGGAGCGTTACTCACGTGACATAACACCTGATGAAGTGCAGGCACTGTTCATGGCTGACAATCCAACCATGACTACGGCTACCAAGCAGGGGTTTGATGCCCTGTTTGATAAGATAAAGCGTGAGCCACCTATGGGTGCTGACATTGCACAGGATGTCCTGTCCAAGTTGTTTCAGCGCGTGATTGGCGAGGACATTGCTAGTCTTGGAGTAGACTACGTGTCCGGTAGCAAAAATAGCCTTGAGCCTTTGCGGCACCTGCTTGAGCAGTACGGAGATGACTTCACACCTAATCTTAATATTGAGTGGGATGACATCGACATGGATACGCTGATGTCCAAGGCTGACCTTGAAGCACGGTGGTCTTTCAACATCTCAAGCCTGACACGCAAGGTGGATGGCGTGAACGATGGCCACCTGATTGAAGTGGGCGCACGTCCCAACACAGGTAAGACATCATTCCATGCCAGCTTGATTGCTGCACCCGGCGGCTTTGCATCACAGGGGGCTAACTGCATCATCCTGTGTAACGAAGAAGGATATCACCGGGTGGGTGCGCGGTATCTTACCGCAGCCACAGGCATGACCATGCAGGAGATAAAGAACAATCCTAGTGCAGCACGTGACCTGTATGCACCTGTCAAGGAACGCATCAAGATTAAAGATGCAACCGGACGTGACATGGCGTGGGTTGAATCTGTGTGCAAGTCATACAAGCCTGACATTGTTCTGCTGGACATGGGTGACAAGTTTGCCAAAACGGGCGGCTTTGCCCGTACAGATGAAGCACTGAAAGCCAACGCCGTCCATGCCCGTATGATTGCCAAAGAGTATGGCTGTGCCATCTTCTACATGTCCCAGCTATCGGCAGAGGCAGAGGGCAAGGTGCTGCTCAACCAGAGCATGATGGAAGGCAGTCGGACAGGCAAGGCAGCAGAAGCTGACCTGATGATTCTGATTGCTAAGAACCCACCTGTCGAGGGTCAGGATGAAGAGGACACGCAGCGTCATTTGAATGTTGTCAAGAATAAGTTGACAGGATGGCATGGTAGTATACACTGCGAACTTGAATACAAGACAGCGAGGTACACAGCATGACCAGAATGTACACAAAAGAAACTTTGAACGAGTTGGACGAGGATATAGAATACTACAAAGAAAAGTCTATAGAGTTACAGAAATCTTGCTGGCATAAAGACAGATACAGTAATTATGCAGACAGGAATATCTTGAGACTAAAAAAACTAAAAAAACTTCTGGAACTTAATCTTGAGGTAGAGACATACGGACAGCCAAACTTTGGTATGGTGCTAGTTAATAAAAAGTTTGTTGTTTGTTTGCTTGAAAACAAGTGGAGAGTGGTACATAAAAATGTTTGGTACAAACACAAAGATGATGTAAGTCACTTCGTAAGAAAATATGTCAGAGAGGATGATAATGAAACTAACACTTGATGTAGAGAACACAGTCACCAAGCGTGACGGCAAGATGCACCTTGACCCATTTGAGCCAGACAACACGCTGGTCATGGTGGGTATGCTGACTGACCAAGGGCAGTGCCTGACGTTCCCGTTTGACCACGCTGACCGTCCCAATCAGGACGACTACTACGAGCGTGTGCAGATGATGTTGGACGAGGCTACTGTGCTTATCTGTCACAACGCAGCACACGACTTGTTGTGGCTGTGGGAGTCTGGCTTCAAGTATGACGGCCCTGTGTTTGACACGATGCTGGCAGAGTATGTCATGCAGCGTGGGGTCAAAGAACCGCTGTCCCTTGAGGCATGTGCAGAGCGTTACGAATTGGATACAAAGAAGCAGGATACTCTCAAAGAATATTTTGCCAAGGGCTACAGCACCCGTGACATTCCGTACAATGAACTGACTGAATATCTAATTGCTGACCTTGAGGCCACGCAGCAGCTTGCTGATAAACTGATGTATCGTCTGAACACAACACAAGACAGTGGCCTGATGGGTACTGTTGACCTGACTAATCAGGTAGCAGTGTGTCTGGCACGTATGTATCAGCGCGGGTTCAAAGTGGACATGTCTGCACTGCAAACTGTGCAAGCGGAGTTTGAGCAGGAGCGTAGTGACCTGATTGATAGTCTGCAAAGCCATGTCAAAAAGTTGATGGGCGATACACCTATAAATCTTAACAGCCCAGAGCAGCTTGGCTGGGTGGTATATGGTCGTAAGGTTATTGACAAGTCAGAGTGGGGTCAGAAGATTGACCCATACATGGATGGCCCTGACTTTAATAATATGGTGCAGTATGGCACAGAACTTATCTACAAAACAAAGGCAGAGCAGTGCAGCACATGCAAAGGCACAGGCCAAGCCTACAAGACACGCAAAGATGGTAGCCCGTTCAGTCGTCCACACAAGTGCAAAGACTGCAATGCACAGGGCTATATATTCAAGCCTACATCTACACGGGCAGGGCTGCGTTTCAAGCCGCCATCAGCCAAGTGGTTTAGTGCAAATGGCTTTAGCACAAGCAAGGGCAACCTTGAAACTTTGGAGAAAGCAGCACGTGTCAAAAATATGACAGATGCTGTGGAGTTTCTGTCAAAAGTTCGACGCTTGTCTGCTGTAGAAACATACCTGTCATCTTTTGTAGAAGGCATCCGCACTCATACCAAGAGTGATGGCAAGCTGCACGTTCGTTTGTTGCAGCATCGCACGGCTACTGGTCGTTTTTCTGGCGCAGACCCTAACATGCAGAACATGCCACGTGGTGGTACGTTCCCTGTTAAGAAGGTTTTTGTGTCACGGTTCAATAATGGCAAAATTATGGAAGCCGACTTTGCACAGTTGGAGTTTCGTACTGCCGCATATTTATCACAAGATGGAGTTGCAATTGAAGAAGTATCTACTGGGTTTGATGTACACTCATATACCGCTAAAGTTATTACCGATGCTGGTCAACCTACGGATAGGCAGACTGCAAAGGCTCACACGTTTGCACCGCTTTATGGCGCAACAGGCTTTGGGAGAACG